GATTCAGGAAAATGGCATCAGTAGAAATAGACGAAGATACTGAACTGGAAATCAATAACTATGATGACGACATAAATTGCGAAATATAAATATTTAGTAAAAGATGTGGAGGATAATATGAAAAAACAGTATAAGCAAATAAAAACACCAGCAAAGGTAGGATTTCTTGGTTATCTTGGTGACATTCAAGGGTGTGGAACAATACGTGTAATATATCCGTTACTACTGCTAAATCATTATCGTGATAAACAGGTGATGGCACATGGTACGTTTCTTTCACAATATATACCCAATCCAGAATTTTACAAGAATTTTACATTTGTTACATTTCAAAGATCTGCAACAGAACTACATTTACAATCAATACTACATTTTAAAAGTAAAATACAAACAGTTAGAAAGTTACCACTAGTATATGAAATAGACGACATGTTGATAGACATACCGGAATGGAACTATGCACATGAATATTACAAAAACAACGAAACTTATGTGAAAAAGATTATATCATCTGCTAATGGAGTTATAACATCTACAAACAAATTGAAAGAAATATATTCTGAATTCAACAACAACATTGCAGTCATACCAAACCACCTTCCGAAATTCATTTGGGGTGACATATATCCGAAACATGAATATTATGAAGAAGGAGAAAAGGTTAGGATTTTATGGCCGGGGTCCATGAATCATTTCTACGTACCAAAACTACATGATAAAAAGGGTATCAAGGGTGGTGACTTTGGAGAAAAATTGATTGATTTCATAAAGAAGACACTAGATGATTATCAGTGGATATTCATGGGAGCAATACCACCAGAATTGGAAACACACAAAGATAAAATTGAATTTCACCCATGGGAAAACATATTCAATTATCCGCAGAAGATGAAGTCAATAGAAGCAGACATAGGAATAGCCCCACTACAAAGGATAGAATTTAATGAATGCAAAAGCAACATAAAATCACTTGAATTTATTGCAAGTGGAATGACGGGAATATATACAAAAATAGAACCTTATAAATTCATGAAAATGCAGGCGGAAAATGATGATCAAATGATATCAATGATAGAAGAACTCGCAAAGGATGTATCAAAAAGGGCAAATGTATATAATAGAGACTACGAAGTGGTGAAGGAACAACTATTCTGGGAAGAGGACAACAATATAAAGAAATATATCAACACATATCTAAGACTATTTGGACAAACACTACCATGAAGATGGGGAAGAACTAACAAAGTGAAAATGAAACAAAATGGTTGGAAAAAATGAAAAATGTCCCACAACTAACTACAAAAAAACTATTTTACCAAAAAACTTTCCCCCCGCCACCAGCGGTTTTATTTTATCACACCTTGAATCACGAGTAAATAAAACCGATCAACATTGAATTCTTCTTGATCATAGTACTTCTTTCTATGCTTTTTAGCATGTACTTTTAAATACTTTACTTGGTCAACCATGTCAAATATAGTTGTACCATCTTTCTTTATTTCATGTTTTCTCAATCCTCTTCCTATTGATTGCAATACCCTTGTTTTGCTTGCTGATGGTGTTGCAAATAGTATATACTTTAGATTTGGTATGTTTAGACCAAGCTGGTAAATACCGTATGTCACTATTAGGACTATGTTGTCGTTTTTTGCAAGTTCATTTTTCCAGTGCTTTCTTACTGTATTGACATCATCTTTTCCAGATAAAAAGACTATAGTTTTATCTTTCAGTTTTGTGGATTTTACCAATTCTTCTAGCAACACGTTTCCTTCTTTTTTGACTTTTTCTACTAGTATTAGAATGTTATGGTCTACGGACGAAATGATGTCTTCTATTAATTCGATCCTTTTTTGATTAGTAAAGATTTTATCTCTTACTTCAGCATAAATCAGTGGCTCATAATCATCTGCATCTTCATATGACAAATTGTACATTTTAATGTTACATTTAGCTATATACCCTTGCTTAGCTAATAATCCCGCTGGGTAGTCTTTTAATATGGGACCAAGATATGATTTTACACTCATGTTGTCCATTTCGTTGTCATACATTGTACCAGTGAATCCAAGCCTATACTCCATGTTCTTTAACTTTCTCAGTATGCCTTTTAAAACCTTTGCCTGCACCTCATGTACTTCATCCCAAATTATAGCTTTTCTTTCTGTAATTTCTTTTTTGTTCAGGACACTCTTTAACGTTTGCCACGTTCTTTTATCAAATTCTTTAACAAATTGGTGGGCTCTTCCTATTAATGAATCTGGTATACCATATTCTATTAGGTCACTATAAAATTGTTCAACCAATTCTTGTCTTGGTACCACCAGTAAACAACTTTTAACTTTTGTCTTCTTGTAATTCTTTAGTAATGCATATATGATATATGCGATAGTAAAGCTCTTTCCTGAAGCCGTTGCAGATCTGATTATTCCCTTTTTCCTTTTTAACGATATTTCTACAGCTTCCCTTTGATAGTAATGAGGTTTATATTTTTTTAGTTCATCAAAATTTAATTTTATTTGTGGTCCGGTATATACTTGTTTTACTTCATCTGATAGACCTAATTTGAATCTGGGAAAGTTTTCTTTGTGAATTTTGATTATATCGAATAGAATACCATATGGAAATGAGTGAGTTATTCTACTTATGAGGTAAATTTTACCGTTCCACCTATTTTCCCTATAAGATTTTACAAAGAATCTATGCGGTACAGTGTCGGTGGTTAACTCTACCATCGATTTTAAATATTCCGGATAATCTGGTGCATATAGTCTGAATCTTAGTTTATCTAAGGGGTCTTGAACTATTTTTACATCGGGTTCCATAAATGGTATTTATAACCCACCTCTTCTTATATCTATAAATGTTTTCATGGACCAACCCATTTTGTCCAGTCTTTTATAACACCCTTCGAAGAATCTTACTCTAATCTTTTGTTTGATTATTAATTCCTTCATTTTTGATATTTTTTTGTCAGCTGGCAGAGCATACTTTTCTATTTCATATTTTTGCCACCCTCTGTTGTCTTCAAACCTGAAATACTCATACCTTTTTCCCACTAATTTTTCATATATTGCTTCCATTCTCTCCAGTGTGGCCAATTCCTTTATATACAATTCCCAGTAATGCATTGTATTCATTTCGTTATTTTGCAATTTTTCTTCCACATCCAGTTCGTTGAACTGAATCATATCATTTATTGGATGTTCCTTTTTTAGTTCGTATAATATGTCGTTTATACTAAACTTCTTTTCCATTTACCTACCATCTCCTCTATGATATAATTCGATTGTATTTTATTTTATTTTACACTACCGAATTCACTGAGTAAACTTATTTACATGATAATTCTGGTGTGATAAAATGATAATATCACTGTTGGTGGAGGACGAATGGATTCAGAATTTCTGGAAAAACTAATACTAAAAGGATCGCTGACTAATAAAGAGTATCTAGTCCGTGTTGTCTCGTTTTTTGAGAAGAGATATTTTGAAAATAGTACTGTAGCAGAAATATATAATAATGTAAAAAACTATTTATTGAAATATAATGAAATTCCATCAGAGACAGTTCTGATTAATTTATTGGATGAAGAATACAGAATAAAAGCAAAGAACTTACTGGAAGAAATAAAAAGTATAAATTTTGATGTAGCAAGGGAATATAAGTTTTTAATAGAAGAGACCAACAACTATTTGAAAAATAAGGCACTAGTGTGCGCTGTATTAGACGTAGTTGATATTTTAGAAGGTAAGTCTAATAATAAGGATTTATCAAGCGTAAGAAGACTAATAGAAGATGCGCTAACAAAGGATTTACTTGTCAATCTTGGTACTAGGTATTTCGATGACTTATACGAGAGGTTGAAAAGAATATTCAATTCAGTCGATGTAAGAGTACCAACATACTTTCCAAAATTTGATGAATTCATCAATGGCGGTTTTCCCCCATTTACACTATCAGTAATTATGGCTAAGATTCATGGTGGAAAAACCAACACAATAGCAAACTTCGCGGCGAGACAAGCAATAAATGGGCATAACGTGGTATTGTTTACCATGGAGATGTCAGAAGACGAAATTTCAAGAAGATTCGATTCAATTTATTCTTTATTAGACATCAATAGTATTTATATATCAGATAGATACAAAAAAGAATTAGTAAAAAAATTGTCCGAAGTAAAGAAAATACCCAATAGGGGTAACCTGTATATCAAATATTATCCAACAGGAACAGCAACAGTAAACGATTTCAAGGTTTACCTACGTGAACTACAAATGAGAGATATTAAACCTGATATTATATATGCTGACTACATAAACATAATGAGGTCGGTGGGAGTGAAAAGTAGTGGTGACTTATATTCATTGGTAAAAGGTATTGCAGAAGAATTGAGAGCACTTTCTGGTGAATTTACGGCACCGGTGATTTCGGTAAGCCAATTCAATAGAGAAGGAATGAATTTAGCCTTTAGAGATGTCGGATTCACACAAACAGCAGAAAGCATAGGTGTACCGGCGGTAGCAGACTTTATTGCGATTTATGGTGAAGATGAAGAAAAAATGCTGTATGAAAGCGAAATTCATTATAAAATAGAAAAAAATAGAATAGGTGGGAGAGTAGGTTCAATTGGAAAATTTTTCTTTGATACCAGATCGTTAAAACTATATGATGAAACAGAGGAAAGGGTATGGTATAAGGATGCAGAAACAAGTGGTGATAAAAGAAATATAAAAAATAGGGGGTCGAAAGAAAATGAATAGAAAATGGGCAATTTATTTAGCAGGACAAATATCACATAAAGTTTTGGAATCTGTTGAGTGGAGAAGGGAATTGAGGATGATGTTTGAGGAATCAGTATATAAAGATCAATTTTGTTTACTTGATCCTAGTTTGAATGAATTTGATAGTATTAGTGTAGGTGAAAATTTACTTGATATATATCAGAGTGATATAGTAAAAGTATTTACAATGAAGGATTGCAATTGGGTATATAATATGAGCGACATAGGTGTTGTAAATTTAAACCAATACGATGTAAGTAAACCACTGATAGGTACAATTTATGAATTAGCATGGTATTATTTGTGTCCGCATAAAACTGTGTTTGGTATTTTTGATGGGTGTCCTGACAATGACAAATTAGCGGGACACCCATTTGTACAATCGACTGTACATGTTTGGTTACCAAATGAAAAAGAGGCATTTAATGCTATAGTAAAAATGTATGCACATCCGAAGGTGTAACATATGGAAGAAAGAAAAAAACTTAATCTGTTAAACTTACTAAAACAACAAATTCTTGAATGTAAAAAATGTGATCTATGGGAGAATGGTAGATGTGGAATATATTTCGATCCAATATTTGGTATACCAAAATATTTAATGATAGGAGAGGCACCTGGGAAGAACGAAGTAAGTAAAAAGATGCCATTTGTTGGTCAAGCAGGTAATTTGTTGTGGAGAACAATAAAACCAATGGGTTTTGATAGAGAAAATTTTGCTATAATAAATACCGTACAGTGTAGACCAGTTGAAGTTGGTCCTGGTGGAATGAGAAATGGAAAACCACAGATATTTCAGCAACAAAAATGTAGACCGTGGATAAGAAAGTTCGTAAAAATATTGAAACCACAAGCTGGTATTTTACTTGGTAATTATGCCGTAAATGCAATTGCTGGAATAGGTGGATCAATTACGAAGGTTAATGGTCAAATTCACGATTTACAAATAGACACAGAATTTGAAATACCGATGGTCTTGTCTGTCCACCCTTCTTTTTGTATATACAGTCCCCATAAAAAATACATGTTAGAAGATAGTTTCAAGGTATTAAAGGAACATATTAAAAATGTTTAAGAATGTATATTATGACAGAAAAAACAATAAAATTCATCTATGGTATGATGATAATGGTAAGAGTAAATATGTAAAAGAAAACTGGGTTCCGTATATATATGTTAAGACAAAAGAGAATACCGGTACTAAATCGATAAATGGTAAAAATGCCAGAAAAATGAAATTTAAATCTTATTATGAATACGAAGCATTTGGAGAAAAATCTAGTTTAAATATTTACGAAAATAAAATTAAGGTGCCCGAACTACAATACCTATCAGAGAAGTATCATCATATACCAGATGATCAAATTGTCCCACCACCCTTGAAAACATATTCCATAGACATAGAAGTAAAATTCAATACCGGGGTTATGTGGGATAGAAATATTAAAAAAGCCATGATTAAGTCGGATGTAAATAGTACTACTATCATAGAAGATATAAATGTATTAAAATTATCAGAAATCGCAAAATCGACAAATGGTAAAGTTTATTATTGGTCAGAAGAATTTGAAATTATGAAAGAATTTACTACTGATGATTTTGTAGAAAATACTGGATTCCCTTCACCACAAGAGGTAAAGCACGAAGTATGTGCCATAACAATATTCGATTGTAACGAAAATAAAGCAATAGTGTTTGGTGAACACGAATACAACACTGACGACAAAAGTATTCATTATGTCAGGTGTAAAAACGAGAAAGAAATATTGAAAAATTTTTTTCTGTATATGAAAAAGCACCCACCTTGTGTAATTACTGGTTGGAATTGCTATGGTTTTGATTTACCATATATAATAAACAGATCTAAGAAAGTATTTAGTGGTAACGTGTATAAGAACATGTCACCAATAGGTGTGGTTAGTGTGTGGGAGAAACATAGTCAAACGTTATTTGATATTGCGGGGGTTACAGTACTTGATTATTATGATTTATACAAATATTATTCATCTTCAAATTTAGAATCTTATAGACTGGACTTTGTGTGCAAACACGAACTCGGAACAGGAAAGATTGATTATTCGGAATATAAAGACCTCGGAGAACTTTATAGAAACAATTGGAAAAAGTTTATCGAGTATAACATAACAGACGCGAGGAGAGTAAAGGAATTAGAAGATAAGCTTGGATATATCAAGCTTGCACAATATTTGTCGTTACTTGCCAAGTGTCCACTAAAATATCATGATACACTAACAGCATTTATCGAAGGTGTATTGCTAGTATATTACAGACGAAATAATTTATGTGCACCATTTTTCAGGGGTGGGGAAGATCAAACATTTACTGCCGCATATGTAAAGGAGCCCCAAAAGGGTATGTTCGATTGGGTAGTTAGCATAGACATTGCATCATCTTATCCATCCCATATGATAGCACTAAACATGTCAGATGAAACATACTTAGGAAGAATAATTGATTCAGAAGAAAACATTATAAACAGTATAAGAAAACAAAAATTTGAAGGACCAGTAACTATAAGGAAGTATGATAAAGAAAGGATATTAGACGGTGAAAGATTGAATTTGTTCAATGAAATGGTCATAAGTAAGAAAGTATCAATAGCGCCGTGTGGTACCGTGTTTAAGACATCACCAATGGGTGTGTTTCCTGGTTTGCTAAGATATATGTTTATAAAACGAAAGGAATTTAAAACTAAAATAAAGAAATTGAGAAGTAGCAAAGAAAAAGATAAAGTAAGAAATAAGATTGATCATTATGATGCAATACAAAAGGCAATGAAAATTATCTTAAATGCGGTGTATGGAGTATGCTCGGTATCATATTCGAGATACTATAATTTAGACATTTCTAAAGCAGTGGCTTCTTGCGGTAGACACACAATTAAACAAGGTGAAAAATTCATTAATGAAATTTTAGCAAATCCACCAGGTGAAATGAAGAAATTACTGGAGACAATTGATAAATGAAAGACTATGTTGTATATATGGACACAGATAGCTGTTATATATTGATGGAAAAATATATTATCAACAGTATAAAAGACCGCAATAAATGGCATGGTATGAACGATGAAGAAAAAATTGATTTCATATCAAAATTTGGAAATTTGTTAAGCACGGAACTGAATAAAAATATATTCAAAAATACACAAGTCATCGATTATAATTCTAACGTAGAAGATTTTAAAATTAGATTTGAAATAGAGGCAATTTCAAAATCTGTACTGTTTGTCAAAAAGAAGAAATATATTTGTCATATAGTTAATGATGGTGGAATTAGTACTGATAAAATTAAAGTGATAGGGCTTGAAGTGATTAGGTCTGATAGTTCAGAGGCCATCAGAGTAAAACTAAATGATATTTATGAAGCTATCATGAAAAAAGTTGATGATTCTGAATTGAAGGAGAAAATAAAGAGATATGTAAAAGAATTATATGATGTTACACCTGATGAAATAGCAGCTAATATAGGCATAAGGAATTCATCCAAATATATTGGGCGAGACGGTTTGAAAAAACATGCTCCGTGGCACATTAAAGGTGTATATAATTATAAAATGTTGTTGAAATCACTTAGTATAGGAAATTTGTATGATGATATTCATGATGGTGCCAAAGTTAGAATAGCATATACAAATCCGAATCGGTATGGTATAGATGTAATTGCTTTTCACCAATGGCCAAAAGAATTTAATGATGTAATAAGTATAAATTATGAGAAGATGATAGAAAAATTTTTTATCCATAAAATAAATTTGTTACTAACTCCCATGAACAGAAAATTTGTGTTAATAGAAGAATACAATAATGATATACTTGATTCATTTTTTGGATGAGGTTTTTTTATATGAAAAGAAACAAATTTGAGTACTACGACGTGTCTGATTTTTTTGATGATGATGAAGAAATTCCACAACAAAGCATAGATCCGGATGATGATTGCTTACCATTGTTTACAACAATAGAAGTTCCAAAAGAACTGGACATATATTGGTATGAAATTGGAAGACCAGACATAGTAGAAAATGCGTTTGAAATAAACAACGTGAGTAAATCTGAAATGCCCCAAAAATATGGTGCCACATTTGATGAATTTGTTGATTATTTTATGAAATTGAGAGTATGGTTTAGGTATGCAATGGAAGAATGTGGACATACACTAAACATGAGCAAGACACATGAAGAAATACTTTATTCATTAAGGAAATTTAACGAGTACAATGTAATTGGTGAAAATATGGATGATGTGTTATATGATGATAAGTGTCTGGTAGGTCAGAATACACATTATACCGCAGTAAACTATTGGTTTCCTGAAATGATAGATTGTGATGTAATAAGGGATGATAAGTATAGAAAACCATCAATAAAAAAGGTAATGACAGAAGATAAATATCTGGATAAAGTAATTGTTACATTAAAAAGAACTGTATATAAGGATGGTGTGAGGGTTGGGAGATCAGACCCATATGTTAAAGCATCAAATATAATTCAACAAGCAATAAGGTTGTCAGGATTAACCCAACCACTAACAAATTTTAGGGGTCCAATAGCGAAATGGATATATCTTTACTCAATATTGAGACATCCCCACCAACCAATTAAATTTTTAACCATATATGATAAATTCTTAGATGGTAAATTTGGTAAATTCAGTGAAGATGATACAATAATTTCATTAGACCCATGTATGGGGTGGGCAGGAAGGTGGGTTGGTTGGTTGTCTGCTATGAATCATATTCATATGAAAGATAAGAAGTTAATACATGTTGGTACGGATCCAAATTCGGGAACCCACAATAGATTCGAAAAGATTCTAAAATACTGGAGAAAATATATTAATCCGAACATAAATGTCGAACTATATAAGTCGTTATTACCATTTGAAAAAATTACAGAGTTTGAATACTTCCAGAAATACAAGGGTATGGGTCACGTTGCATTAACCAGCCCACCTTATTTTAATAAGGAAATATATTCTGATGATGATGGTCAAGCGTGCCACATGTATGATTCATATGAAGGTTGGAGAGATGGTTTCCTATATATGACATTCAAAAATACACATGACTTTCTAAGGAAGGGTGGTTTATTTTGGTTTAATGTAGCTGACATAAAAACAAACAAAGGTAAAAATTCATTTTTACCAATAGAGTCAGATAGTATAAAAATAGCGGGATCATTTGGATTTAAACATATTGATACATACAAAATGGTAATGGCACTAATGGCTGGTAGAGATACAGGAGACAGAAACAAAGGTGCAAAACCACAAGATAGTTTAAAGATGGGAAAACTACTAAAAAACATAGTGAAACTAAGTGGTAGGGAATACTATCAAAAATACGAACCAATATTTTTATTTGAAAAGGAGTAAAACATGGTAAAATTAGTTTATAATGGAAAAGAAGAAGTGATGGTAGAAGACCATAAAGAGTTGATTGGTACATTATGTATCAATTTATTTGACAATTTAAAATATATGGATTTTAATGGATTAAAAAATTGGATGCAGGAAATAATAAATGTATTATTTGATTATGCAGAATTGGTCGAAGATAAAAAAGCACGAAGAAAGGCTAACACATTTTTGAGAAGTATAGAGAAAATAAAACGTCATGATTCATTAATTGGATTATTAACTGAAATGACGATGTATTCTTATGAATTGCCTCTTCTACAAGGATTTAATTATGGTATATCAGAGAAAAACGATGCTGGTGGCACCAGAATAAAGAAAGTATTTAAACAGAATGCAGAAAAGAGTTCAATAAATGATTATATCAAGTTTGGGGGTAAATAGTATGGAAAGTTTTGATTGTGACTCGGTTATTGGTCTTACACCCAAGGCGGAATTACATCTTCACATAGAAGGTACATTATCTCCAGAACTTATGATGCGTTTATCAAAGAAAAACCGGATAAAAATACCATATGACAGTATTGATGAAATAAAAAAAGCATACAACTTTAGTGATCTGCAATCTTTCTTGGATGTATACTACAATGGTATGAATGTATTACAAAATGAATCTGATTTTTACGAATTAACCATGAATTATTTAGAAAGAGCAAAAAGCGAAAATGTGCTTTATGTAGAAATATTTTTTGATCCCCAGGCTCATGTGTCCCGTGGAGTACCATTTGATAAAGTTTTGTTTGGTATACTAAATGCTATGCTAGATGCAGAAGATATTCATGGTATATCTTCCAATTTAATTATGTGTTTTTTAAGGCATTTGGATGAAGGTGATGCTATAAAAATGCTAAAAAATATTCAGAAGTATCCGGATACAATTATTGGCGTAGGTTTGGACTCATCAGAAGTCGACAATCCACCAAGAAAATTTAAGAGAGTATTTGAAATGGCAAGGTCGATGGGTCTGCTAACTGTTGCTCATGCAGGAGAGGAAGGACCACCTGAATATATTTGGGAAGCATTGAACATATTAAAAGTCGATAGAATAGATCATGGTGTAAGGTGTGTAGAAGATCAAAAATTAATGGATTATTTGAGAGATTACCAGATTCCACTTACTGTGTGTCCGTTATCAAATGTGAAATTAAAGGTGTTCAAGAACGAAGATGAATGTAAAAAGAATTTTAAAACCATGCTAAATAACGGATTACAAGTAACAATCAACTCAGATGATCCTGCATACTTTGGTGGTTATATCAATGACAATTATAAATTGTTAGACTTGGAATTCGGCGACATATGGAGAGTTGCAAAATGCGGATTTGAATCTTCATTTTTACATCCGGATGTTAAGACCAAATATATGAAAAAGGTTGATGATGTAATGGGGCGTCTTGGTAATGAATACTTTATTTGAAGATATTGGTGAAGATTTTCAACTTCAAGAGTGGATTTCTTTAGCAAAAAAATTTGGTGTTTTTGACTTAACACCAATAGAAAAATACCGGAACATCTTGTATAAAAGGGACGACTTGTATATACCGTTTAAAGACTCATATATAAATGGTGGAAAAGTAAGACAGCTAATATCAATAGTACTAAAGAACAAAGAAAGAATATTAAAATATCATAATGGTGGTATAATAACAGGATGTGGTGTTATGTCGCCACAATCAGTAATTGCAACAAGAATAGCAAATGAATTTGGAATAAAAACCATAGTATGTACGGGTGGAAATGAAAGAACCGTAGACAAGTACCCAGCATTGAGAAATGCCAAAGACATGGGTGCCAATATAAGAGTGGTTAGTAAACTAGGATATAGTGGTCCAATAAACAAAAAAATTGATGAAATAACTAAAGATAATAAGTACTTTAAATTTAAAATTGGGTTTTTGTTGGATGATGAAGAATCATTAATATACTCTCTATATTCTACCGCATCACAGGTAAAGAATTTACCGGACAATATCAATCACTTGGTCATTCCAGTAGGTAGTGCATTTTCGTTTGCCGGGATTTATCTTGGTATCAAAATATTTGGAAAACATATTGATAACATATATGCTGTATGTGTTGGTAGAGATAGAACGAAACTTATAAACAAAATATTAAGCAATGTCGGTATTTATGATCCATCATATGTTACAATCAATCATTTTGCAGAAGTGCCATACCATAAAAAATTGAAATTTAGAGAACCATTTGAAATAGATGATATATATGAATCTAAAGCGGTGGATTGGATGAACAAATACTTACATAGCGATGGTACAAAATTATTATGGATAGTTGGAAATGGTAATATGTTTAGATGAAGTTTACTTCGAAGTATTGATGTGATAAAATATTAATAAAAAATACGTGAGGGGAAATTTATGGGTAATGGTAATGAAATATGGACATTTAAGTACGAGCCCAAAACATTTGATGAAATGGTTTTGAGTGAAGAAGTAAAAAATGTTTTGAAAGAAATTCCGAAAACACTACCAAATTTGTTGCTTTATGGTCCGCCTGGTGTTGGTAAAGGAACTTTTACTAACATTCTTTTAAAAGAAAAGCAACTAGATTATTTATGGATTAATGCCAGCGATGAGACTGGTATAGATTCAATGCGTGATAAAGTCAAGTCTTTTGCCACGTCTATGGGTGTCGGTAATATAAAAATTACAGTATTAAATGAAGCCGATTCGTTGACGTCTGGTCCTGTTGGTGCACAAAAAATGCTCAGACAATTAATGGAAGATGTTCATGAAATCACAAGGTTCATATTGTTGGCAAATTATGACAGCTATATTATTCCCGAAATTAAATCGAGGTGTCAAACAGTAAAAATAGATTCACCACCCGGTGGGGACATATTCAAATTGTGTATAAAAATCCTGAAGTCAGAAGGTGTAAAATATGATAATATTGTGGTTGCAAGTATCATAAAAAAGTGTTATCCTGACATAAGGAAGACAATACTTTCACTCCAAAGAAACACAGTCAAAGGTGTTTTAACTGGAGACGACATTTCATCATCAGAGAAAGTCTACAAATCCATATTAAATACATTGGTTGGTAATACTAATCCTGGTGAAAAAATAGAGAGTATCAGGAAAATTTTAAGAAGTAACTATATAGAATACGTGGAATTGTATGGTTATCTGTATGAGAATGTTGGGGAATTCAAGAGTCCCGGGGATGCAATACTTGAAATAGGTGATCATATGCGATATCATGGGTATGTTGCATTAAAGGAAGTTAATTTTATTCATATGGTGGTAAAGATGTTTAAAGAAGGAATTATATGAACGGGAAGGAAATATATTGTGAAATTTGTGGCATGACATATATTCATGACAGGGCAGCATTTAAAGATAAAGAAGGTGACATTCATTTATTACCAGTATTGTGTTGTAAATGTGGTATGAGATTGAACAAAAGATTAATAAAGTACTTAAGAGATTATAATGAAAGAAAAATCAAAAAACCAGAATAAAAAACAAGAAGTGAACATTTTTACATTTATAAAGCAAATTTATACAAAGGAAAGGACACACAAATACGACAAAGAGTTGGCACCAAAAGTACTGTTGTGTTACTGGATGTCTCACGATGCAAGATTGCTTGGTATGATAAACAATTTAAATAGATTATTATTTAATCTAAGTGACGAACAAGTTTACGAATACTTCATGAATAAAGTTCCTAAAGGATTTAAATTTTTGAAGTGGACAAAGAAAGAAAAAAACGGTAAGAAAGAAGCAATAATAAAGAAAGTTATGATCAACCATAATGTATCGAAAAAAGAGGCAATAAAAATTGTAGCAGAAGGAGGAAAGTAATGAAGAAACAACTTGATTTATATGTGTCAGAATTTAAAAAAATCATAAAGAAAAGTACTATGGGGTACTTAATAGACAACATAGGTATTAAATTTGTAGACGGAAAAGTGAAAGTTTCACTAATGTCAGCTTCAAGAGAAGGAATAGTAGTAATTGATACAGAAAACAAGATAATACCAGACATAAAGGGAGAGGTCGATTTTAGTTTTGCGGAACCGCAAAATAATTTGTTACCATACTTAGATATTTTCGACAATAATAAAATAAAGGCAGAAGTATATGATGAAAAAATCGTAATGATGGATAAAGATCAAAAATCAATTGTTCACTTTTGCTCTCCCAAACTTCTGGTTCCATTTAATAAGGATAAAAATAAAATAAAAAATTCAGTAAGTAACATAGCAAGTTTTGTATTCGACGATAAAACTGCTACATACTTCAATAAAATTAAAACAATCGGATCGAAATTTGGTAAGGTATACTTCGTGGTTGATTCGGGATCGTTATATCTGGAAACAACCGATAAAAGTATTCCATATACCAATGGTTTAAAATTGAAATTAGATGGTAAAAATGTTGATAAAATTGATGCAAATATTTGTATAGATTATAGGGTGTTTTCGTCAATAAACAGCATAATAACACCAGAAGAAAATTTCGAATTCTCGTTACTATATAAAAATAAAAAAGGAATGATTTATATATCGAATGATGAAGAAACATACTTTTTAACACAAAAATACGAACCGAATATTGGGAGTATGGAGAAGGCAGTGTTAGAAAATACAAAATAATTCAGGAGAAAGGAAATGGACACAAGAAAATTTAAAATGAATATAAGCTTGATTGATGAAAATACAGGTATGATAAAAAGGAGTCAACCATTGGTTATTAACTATACAAAAGAACAAGAGAAGAAATATGGTAGTGACATAGAAGAAAAAATATTTGATATGTTTATAGAGACAATCATGAATTTATTTGGTGAGAATAGCAGTTTTTTATTAAGAAAGAAAGGATGATGGATATGGAGCAGGTGGTTATTATTTTATTTCTTGGTATCGTTGGTCCTATTGTGTTTTTCAGACTTGGAATGAAGACTGTGATAAATGCTTTTTTATACAAATATACAAAAAATGAACCGAATAGAAAACAATCAACATCATTATTTGAAGTTATATCCGATTTAATTGATGTTTACCAATCACCCAAAATAGACAATAAACTTAGAGAGGAGGTACAAAATGCTTTAAGAAACACTTCAGCAAAAATGAGGGAGTACTCGAAAATAATCGATTCTATTGTAGAAGGAAGAAAATTATAATGAACAATTTTTTTGTTTCAATTGTGTGGTTTGGTACTAAAAAAGAAAGGAATAAAAATGAAAAAGTATGAAATCACTGAAGAAGGTAGAGTAAAAGCACTAAAGGATTTTGGTGATGTAAAGGTTGGTGAAATTGGTGGTTTTGTTGAAAGTGAAAAAAACCTATCACAAAAAGACACTTGTTGGATTTATGGCGATGCAAGAGTATATGATAATGCAATAATATATGATGATGCAAAAGTGTATGGTAGTGCACAAATATTTGGTAATGCGTGGGTATATGATAATGTAGAAGTATATGATGATGCAAAAGTATATGATGATGCAAAAATATTTGGTAATGCATGGGTATATGGTAATGCAGAAGTATGTGGTGATGCAAGAGTATATGGTAGAGCATGGGTATGTGGTAATGCATGGGTATATGGTAATGCATGGGTATGTGGTAATGCAGAAGTATGTGGTGATGCAAGAGTATATGGTAGAGCATGGGTATATGGTGACGCAGAAGTATATGGTGATGCAGAAGTATTTGGTAATGCTGAAGTATATGGTGATGTAAAAGTATATGGTGATGCAGTAGTATTTGAACAGCATACTATTTCAACAGGATTTATTAACTATCCCATAAAATCGAATACTGACAAGTTGAGGTCTCAACTTGGTACTGTTCCAATAAACAATAAAGTAGTCTTGTACAAAAGAGTATATAAGGTTAAAGATGGAGTATACAAATCACTATGGGACGAAAGTTTCATATATGAAGATGGTAAATATGCAGAAGTAAAAGATTATGATCCAAGTAATAAATCATCTTCGGCCGGCATCCACTGCTCGCATGCAAACTATTGGAGAGATGGTGATACATTGATAGCAGTTGAAGTCCACGTGAACGACATTATTACTGTCCAAGAGGGAAAAGCAAGATGTAAAAGAGTACTTGTAATTGGAGAGTGTTGATATGAAATGTTTATATCATAAAGCAGATTTAGATGGTCATTGTGCAGGAGCAATTGTAAAGCAGAAATTTCCATACTGTGAAATGATCGGAATTAACTATGGTGA